CTGTTTTGGCATGTTCAATAAAATCAAATATACTACCTTCTAATATATATTCTGTTACACTAGATGAAACTGTCAATAGTTTTAATGGTTCCATAGAAGCTGTGTTTACTGGATGTCCTTTTACAATTAACTTAGTATTAGTTTGTTCACAATAAGTAATAACAGCATTCAACGCTTGCTCAACAGATATCTTACTATGCCACTTGATAGTTTCGTCATGTGGTAATTGACATGGAAATAAAATATAATCTCTATGAGGAAAGTTATCCCATTGTCTTTTAGGTTGATCAAACTTACTCATATTATTAACACTTCTTTTAGCTAACTTATCAAAATATTCATCATTCTCATCTCCATCTTCTGGATCTAATGGAGCATATGTTGCACCAGCTAACCATCCAGTTTTATTTACACTAAAGTATTCTGGTATAACCATTTGCATATAGTAAAGTACTTTATTATCTCCACAATCAAAGTTATGTTTTTCTTTATGTGGAATATAAGATATATCAGCTCCTACTTCTTCTACATCTTTTGGAGACATCTGCCATAATGGTTTTTCAATGATCCTTACTGCATCTCCTCTATATAAATGTTCACCATATACTTTCTCAACAAAGTTTTCAAATGGCATTCTATGTGGAGGTGTAGGTCCTTTTACTTCAGGAACATGACCTTTCTTAAACATACAATCTAGTCTTGGTTTAAATATTGCAACTTTCATTGAACTCTTTCGTGTATTTGTTCTTTTGTTCTACATATGTTGGATCACTATGTTTTCTTTGACCTTTACCTGTCCATAACATAGTTCCATGTTTAAACTCCCAATCCATAATATGTCTTTCAAACTTATAGAAACTAATTTTATCTTTCCAATCGTTATATGCTTTCCATAAAACATTTTGATCTAAGAACCAAATCATTTCATTAGCTTGTCTGATTCTATCACTAACATCTACAGCAAAGCTAATTGCTTTTTTCATATTTAAATATACTATACCAGCTGCTACATGAGTACTTTCTTGTTCCCAACCTGTTGTTCCTGGTAATGGATCTCTAATAAATAAACCAGCATCATAACCACCATCAGGCCATATAAAATTATTCATTAGATAATTATCAACATCTAATATCATAGCTTTATTAGCATATTGTAGTACATAAGGTGCTACTATAAATCTATTACATGCATAATAAGTTCTTTGATCTATTCCTTCTAAATTAGTTTCTTCACCAGAGAAAGTTAGATTTTCAAACTTATCACAACTTTCTTTTACTCTCTTAACTTCTTCAGTTGGATTAACTACATGAATATGTAAGTTTTGTTTATACTCATTGGCACTCTGCATAAATGCAGGACCATGTTCCATAAAATATTTACTATCACAACTAGCAAATAATACATCACCGGTTGGATAATCACCAAAAGTTTTTACGTTTATCATCTTCCTATTATATTATACTCCTTCAATGTTGCATAGTCTTTACCAGGCTCATAAGGTATCTTACCAGCTGCTTTAGCTTCTTCAACCTTATCATGAAATAATTTAACTACATCTTCTCTTGGATGGTTTGCTGAAGCTCCAGTATACCAACCTGGTTTCCAAGGTTGTGTAGCCATATTTGTAAAATGTAGTTGATACATTTCTTCAAATTTTAAGTTCTCACCATCTAATACATTCCACTTTGGATCCAAATCTTTCATGTGTTGTGACTGACCACTAAAAGTATAAATGTATCTTTGATGTGATTCACTTAATTTCATTAGTCTTGCTTTTGGAATAATAAGATCTTTCATTAAAGCACAATCTATAACCATAACACAAAACTCATGTCCTCCAAATCTAGTACCTCTTCTAGCTGCTATAGGTTTTCCTTCTAAGTCTGTTTCCCATAACTCTTTAACATCTTTAAAATTAATCATATCACAATCAGTATATATTGCTCTACCTTCAAAGTTACAGTATTCAGGTATACCCCATCTAAAACCACTAAATGGTGTAGGCCATGTATGTGTTTCCCAACAACCCCAATAACTATTAGGATCATCTGATTGTCTCATCCATACTATATCTAATTCTTCACTACAATTTTGTCTAAGTGAATATTCATAAGCCATTTCTATATCTTTATCTTCTCCTTGAGAAGAACTTCCAATAAACATTCTAATCATTATTTTTCTCCTTGTATAATTTCACAAAGTATTCTGCATCTACTAATACTAGTGGTTTATGGTTATTTCTTTTGAGGACAACTATAGGTTCATAGTCTTTACTATTAGACTCAGCTTGTTTGTATGACTCCCATACATTAATTTTTTCTTGATTCTTACATTCGATTGAACAAGGAAACTTAACACGAGCTGCTCTAGCCATAATGAGGTCTTCACCTCCAGCACCCATGCTTCTAGATTCAATATCTTCCTTATCTATTTGTAACTCTTCAATAAGAACATCACGAAACCATTGTTGTAGCTTTCTACCTTTTGCCTTTGCGCTTTGTGTTTTAATCTGTACCTCCGTAGCCCGTTACATCATCATCTTCGTCAAACTCATCATCTTCATCATCTTCATCATAATCAATATCAGCACCACAAAAAGGACAGTAAAGTGGTTCACCATCCTTCTGTTCGTTGTATCTAACTTCAAAGTCAGATTGACAACTATCACAGGCTACTTCGATTATATCTTCTTTTACTTTTTCGTTCAACATTTATTTTTCTTTTATTGAATTTCACAACCTCCAGCAGCACAAGCTAATTCTTGTGAACCAATGGTCATGTCAGATTCTTCATACTTAGATAACAAACTCCAATCAACATTTGATGGAATCTTTTTTAGTAATTCTTTATATTTAGATTCATCACAATCTTGATAAGGTGCTTGTGCATATGTATGATCACTATACGGTAGAAATGATACTCCACTCATTAGATCAAAATGTTTATATACCCATGCTCCTACTTCAAACCATTCTTCTTCTTTAACTGATATAGTTACAGATGGTTTATGTTCACACCAGTGCTCTTGATATGTTTTCCACAATTCAAGTTGTTCTATGGCTGTCATATCCGTTCTAAACACTGCATCACTGTTACATTTTATAGGAAAAGAGAATACAGTAGTGTGTTGAGGATTCATTTGATCATCTTCAGCAGGAAAACCAGCATCAATCATCATTTGAGTTAGTGGATCTTTTTTATCACCTCTAACTGTTCTTATATAATATGGGTTATGTCTTGCATGAATTCCACTAGCACTATCAACTAATTGAGATACTGTACCAGATGGTTTAACACAAGTAATAGCTGCAGCTTGACCTATACCTAATGTTTCAGCCCATTTCTTATTAGTTTCAACAGCATGTTCTCTTAATCTATCTAACATCTTTTCAAGACCTTTTTCTTTACCAGAAGTATATTTGTTATCCATAATTCCAGTTAATGATACACCAAGAAGTCTTTCTTCTTCACAATTAATCTTCCATTGTTTACTTACATATTTAAAATTAACTAAAGTTGATTGAAAAGTACCAAGTATAGTTGCAAGTTCAACTTTCTCCATTAACGATTCCATATCATCATTAGGTCTTACTACTACTTCAGATAAGTTACAAAATTCTCTGTTTCTCAAAATAATTTCTGAACAAGGGTTAGTTCCAAAGTCATGTTCAGGATCTCTTCTTCCATTTTTAGCTACAATCTTTTTAGCAGAGTCTCTATTGAAGATACCTCTTTCTCCTGACTTACTTTCATATAGAGCTTTCCATTCATCCATAAATATTCCAACATCAGGTTTCTCTGTATAAGCAGCACTATTATTTGATAATGCTCTTTGTTTATTATCAACCCACCATTGACCAGATTTAGCTACTCTCATTCTATCATCAGATAAATTAGATAAACTGATTAATGCAGATCTTCTTACTCCACCTACAACAACTATCTCAGCTGTTTTACATACAATATCATGACACTCTATTGAACTTAATTTTCTTCCATGAGCATTCTTAAATATCTCTACTGTAAATTGAAATAAACTTTCTAATGGATCTGGTCCTGATGCTCTACCTCCAAAAGTTTTTAATGGAGCACCAGCTGGTCTTACTTTACTAAGATCCCATCTAGGTATCTGTCCGTGATATAACATAGCTACTAATTCTTTAAATGCTTTAGCCCAACCCATTTTACTATCTTGTACAACTATGGTTGTATCTGATTTATAAAAGTGTTCAGCTATGTCAGGAAGTTTAGCAACGAATTGTCTTTCAACAGAAAAACCTACTCCAGTACCATTCATAAGTACATAAAGTATTTCATCAAATGCTTGTGGTCTATCTACACTTACAAACGAACAATTATATCCAGCTATATTTTCTTTCTTTAATGCTTCACCAGCAGCCATTAAACATCTCATAGATGGCATTACTTTAGTTTCTAATACTGCATTCTCTAATCTGTCTCTTACCTCTTCAGGAAGATCATAATTAACAGTTTCTTTTAAATGATCTTTAAAAAAGTCAAAATATCTTGCGATAGTTTCCGTCCAAGACTCTCTTCTACCTTTATCAGGTAGCCATCTTGAATATCTTGATAGGTGAATAAATTCTTGGTATTTCGTAGGTAAGTGATTAGACAGCATTTATCTTTCTCCATTCTTTTAGTCTTAAATTAGCTTTTAACGTAGAACACGCATTTTCATTTATAATTTGTAAAACTTCGTCAACTGTTTTTCCAGCTAATATCATCTCATTAATATCTTTTTCTTTTATATAATCTGGCCATATAACAACATTATATCCTCGATCAATCATGTCTTTCATTGTGTTAACTAATTGTATATTTCTTGGTTGGTTATCATAGATCAATACAAAGTTTTCCTTAGTTGTAAGATCAGATATCCTTTTGAAATCACTTCCACCAACAGATATACTGTTGTCAATAAACATACTATCAATAGGTCCTTCTAAAACATAGACTGTTTTATTTATGTTAACCTTGTCAAGACCAAACACTAATGGATGATCTTTTTCGGATTTTATTGTAACATATCTAAGTCTCTCATTATGTATTCCTCTACATGTAAGACCAATTAACTTCTTATGTCTTGTAAAACAAGGAATAATAATTCTTTCTTCTTCACCAAGCAATCTACCTTTATATTCTGGAAATAAATCTTCTAGTTTTTGAATATTATCAATATAGTATAAGTG